CCCGTTCGTCTTATGTGTGAAGGTACGTGCAAAGGCTGCCCCTTGTCGTAGCTCCAAATCAACACGTGCGCCAGATGACGATAGGATAATCATTGTATGCCTTTGCTGTGCTCACCACTGGGCCCGTGGGCCCAGTCGTCAGAACAACTCTGTTAGTTAGTCCTTGATGATGTTAGCAGCAAGACCGCGTTCGGTAGCGTCGTTGATGCCTTCGCCGTTATAGAGAACAGCGATGCATGATCCGAAGGTACCAGCAGAGCCGTCGCCAGCTGTAGCAACAACGTCGATATAACGATCACGACCTGCGAGGTTCACAAAGAACCCGAAGACCTTGTTGTCATCGTTAGCCGTTGGCAGTGCAGGTGCACCCGTTGCGCCGTATACACAGCCCGTGATGTCAGCAGCTCCACTCATGCCAGAGTCGTCCGACTCCTGGAGTTTGAGGGCTGCCATCGCGATGTCTGTTGCACCGAGGCTGAAATACACTGCGAGCTTACCAAAGCCAGCTGTGTCGATCGTGTTAGTTGTAAACGATGCATTGTCAACGATTGCAGCTGGTGGCGTAACGTTGACAACCTTCACATTTTGTAGTGCGTTCATGTTGTCACCTTATGAGTTAATAGTTACGAAACCAACAACAGGGCCTGTCGTACGTGATGCTGCTGTAGCATTGTAGTTGCCCATTTCGTGTACCTTGATGTCGAGGTACTGCGTTGCCTTAACATAGATTGTATCTGTGTCGAAGCCCTTGCTTGCATCTTGCTTGATCGATGTTGCCATACGATCACCAAGAGTTGCAGCTTGTGTGAGGTTACCGAAGTAAGCGAATACCTGGCTGTTAGCATCTGCTGATGGCATAACGTCGACGAACTCGACAGGATAGCCGAAGAGGCGCTGACCGAATGATCCAGCAAGTTCTGCAGCTGTTGAACCGCCCTGTGCGTATGCGAGGCGCTCTGCTGTCTCACCGAAAGCTACCTTGTTGAAATACCACTTAGCACCTGTGAGTGCGTATGTTGGAACCTTACGCATACCAGCAATCAGGTTGCCCATGGTTACCTCTGCGAACGTGTTGCCAGCACATACCTGTGCTGATCCAAGGTATCCCTTGTGCGTGTCGTTCGTCCATGTTCCGCCGCCATCCTCGAGAACCTTGCGGAGCTTGCCAGCAAGACCGAGAACACCGCCGTATGTAGACGTGCCATCACCCAAGAAACCAGCTTCGTCTTCCTTCTTTGCGAACTGGCGAGCTACCGATTCAGCAAAGCGAAGGCCAAGATTCTGTGTGCTGTTCATTACGAGTTCTTCCGAGAGAACAGCGAGAGCATACATCTTCTTTGCGTTCAACGTCACTGCATCAAATGACATGTCAGATGATGACAATGTACCTGTCTCTGATCCCCAGTATGCCGTCACGTCATCGCCTGTGCGGAAGATGCGGATTGATTCCGATCCCATAGGCTCAACACGTGTGTTGCGACGGAATGATCCGTATGTGTCCTTGAGGTTAACGATGAGGCTCGATGTCTCCGTAGGAACGAAGATACCGCCTGTAGCGTCGTTGCCTTGTGTGTGTGTCTTATAATCAAGGCCAGTAACTTCTGTGTACTTCTGGCGTGCTGTCTCGTTAGCAAGACCACCAACAAACAAGCCTGTTACGTAAGCCTTGTACTCAGCATCTGGCATGTTAGCCTTTGCTGATGATTCGCCGACCTTGATGTCGTTTGACTTTGGCAGCTTGTTCACTGCTGTCTTCACTTCTGTCTGGCGTTGTGCGTTCTTGGCCTTGATAGCTTCGAACGACTTTACTTCGTTGGCCTGCTCATTGAGCGCGTCGATTTCAGCGTTCAATGTCTGTGCAGACTTTACTTCGTCCATCGTTGGCTCTGTCTTAGCAAGGAGCGTTTCGAGCTCGCTAGACTTGGCGCTGATGGCGTCGTTGATCTGTTGCAAATTCATGATTGTTTCCTCTTGTTTACTAATGCCCGCAATGCTTCCATTTCCATGGCAGCCTTTGCGGAAACCGGTTGTGCCGCGTCAATAAGCATTTTAATATTGCCTACTGCAGCGGTAAGTGTGTCCATCAATTCGGTCAGGCGTGCCACGTTAGCCGACGATAGCGTGCGCCCTTCCTTCTGCCTAATCTCTGCGCGTTCGTTCAACCTCGTGATGAGTCTATCGACGTCGGTTCCAACGTCTTCTAGATCATCATTGAGTCCCTTAGCGCTAATAAGTGCCGTTTGTGAGTTAGCACCGAACAGCACCGGTGACCATTCGTAAAGTTTACCCTTTACCAGTTCACGTGCTCCGTCCTGTGCAAATGTTTCTTCAACTACTGAATAACCGATCGAGAACTCGTCGATGATACCTTCCTTGATGTCGGAGTAGGTCTCACGTCCTCGCTGTGTATTCATGTTGAATTGGCCTTTGATATACAGGCCACCAAGGTCTTTCAAGCTATCTGGCAGCATGGCGTCGCCTGGCATTAGCTCACGGGCTTCTAATGTCTTGGCCACCGGTGTCTTCCAATCGTGAGCCCAGACGCCCTTTGGCAGTTTGGTCTTCAGCGAATCGTCGAAGAAACCGTACTTAACACGGTCGCCATAGCTGTCGACGTTATTAAACACGGAGACGATGGCCTCGATTACGCCACTGTCACCCTCTGCCTTTGCTTGAAATTCAAAAGTCTTACGTTCAATTTTCATGGTGTGTTCCCCATACCATACGAATTTGGGTTATGCTATTGTTTAATTATCCACAAGTTAGAGTTGCCTTGCACGTGTGAAGCATCGGCAGTTGACGGAGTTGGATGCTGACAAGCCAGGGCCTGCAGGATAAGGCGTTGTTTCACCACCGACTACGAAGTTGCCATCCAAGTTTTCAGGCTGTTCGTGGGCGTCGGCATGTGCAGCTCGAGCCCCTGACAAGGCCACCCACTCACGCTTAATGCCACCCAATTCAGTCCATACCGATTTCTGCACCTTACCAGTCGTCGCCGTTGCTGTAGTGCGTGCGATAAGTTCTGCCCTTGATTGCTTCACAGTAGGAATGACCGGCATCTTGAGACTCTCAAACTTATCTAGCAGCAGCTTAGACAGTTCCTCCTCGCTGGCACCAGGATTGTTTCGTAGCAATGTCTGAACATCACTGCGGATGGTACCGACCGATTCGGCTATCTTGTCAGCGCTCTCACGTATGCCATCCTCACGAGCACGTCCAAACTCACCCTGAGCGTCCACTTCCTCCTGGGCCAAGGCCATGATGATCTCGACTAGCTCGGTTCGGCTGTCTTCGGTACCGTCGACGAATTTCTTCTCCCAGACATCGAGGCTGAACTGGTCGTCTATCTTCGTCTCGATGCGGAGCGCCTTAACGTCAGCCGTGATGGTTTCGTAGAGATCATCCAGCACACGCCCCCACTCCTTAGCGATATTCTCGGATTGCTTGTTAAGCAGGTCGTCATAGGCTTTGGCGTATACCTGTGAATCGGGATGGTGTAGCCATGCCTTGGTCTCGGCCCCTACGGTAACGCTGTAGTTTTTGTGAAAGTATTTGTCCGAAGACACGCCACCTCCGAGGCTTAGTGTTTCGGGTGTGTCGTCGACGTCTGAATCATCGTCGACGTCGCTGTCGTTGTCCGTAGATACCGCTTCCATGGCGATGGTCTCACCTGCCAGGGCCTGCACTGTCGAGAGGTCGAACCCAAGTTGCACGCCATATTCAGGGATAGCTAGCTGTGCGTTGATCTGGTCGGCTATCATGTTCCAGAACGGAACACGTACCATGTTGGTGAAGTCCTTGCTTGCCTGCTCAAAATTGCTGTAGGTAGCTGAAGAAAGCCCCATGTGCGTTCCTGCTATAATCGGGTGCACCTTGTAAGCACCACAGATCCGCGTCTCGTATTGACCAAAGGTATCAGACAATCCTAGTTCATTCCAGTCAAGTGCAAGGCGTTTAACATCCTTGACACCCCACATGATGCCCACAGAGCCGCGGCGGTCGCCCCCATATTTACGCTTGAACGAACGTTCAGCAAGTGCTACCTGGTCAGGTGTGAGCTCTTCGTCGTAGACTACGATCGTCTTAGGCATGGCGTCGTTCTTGTGGATGTTGAACACCGTAGACGTGGCTTCATTGTAGCCCTCGATAGACTGCGCTGCTAACTCAACAGGGCTGCCACCACCAAGCGTTTTCTCAGGGTCGTACCAAAAGCCCTGGATGTGAACGACGTCTTCCTTGCGTACTGTGTACGCTACCTGTCCATCGTAGTATAGGTAGTGTTCGACGTCACCGTAACCATCGTTTACAGGGGCGAAGTTTTTATCTGAATACCAGCGCATGCCGATGATAGCACCCGAGGCGTTGCGTAGCTTATAACCATACGCGTTGCCACCAATGCACAGGATGGTCATGATCTCACCAAACGTCACACGCCATTGGTTACGTGTCAGCATCCCCACGATAGGGCTTTTGAAGTCGTAACCGTTCGGAGTGATCACACCTATCTGCGCTTCCGGCATCATCAGCGAATACGTCAGAGTGCACGCCACAGCCACGGGGTTAGCCTTCCACATCTGGTAAGCACCACGCCAGTTGACGATAGGTGTGAAGTTATGCTTGTTCCACAACTCCGTCACTGGTATAGGTAGGTCGTTCTGTGCGACCTCACCACTAGGGGAGATGAAAGCCTTGATTTGTTGAATTAGTCCCATTGTTTTTGTCCGTTATAGAAATACAACTCCAGCACCTTGCGACTTAACAGCCGCGATCTCAGCGTAAACGAGAGCGTCCACCATGTCGTCGTGGTTGCCCTCTGGGAATGATAGTAGTTCTTGCTCGAATGAAGGCTCCAGCCCACGTACATGTGTAACCAACAATTGCTCATACCTTGCCAGCAGACCGTGAAAGCGTGTGACCTTATCACGGTCTGGTTTGACAGCCTTGACAGGCAGCGATGTCTTGCGAAGTAATTCCTGCACTACGGCCACCTGATACTGGACTGCCTCGATGTTGATCCGCGATGGGTTCCATTTGGCCGCTAGGCTTTGGACGCCTTGAACGACTTCGTGAAAACCCACCTTACCTCTCCACATGTCCAGCACGTACCTACGCCCCGAGTCCTTGTCGTAGCCCACAACAGCTATGGCTGTGTAGTCGGCCGTATCTGACTTACTGATGGCAAGGTCAACACCCATGCCGATCTTCAGATCCCGTGGCACCTGATCGCTGTTTACGTACGTGATCATCTCACGCTTGACTAAAGCGCCCTGCACGTCTACAAACTCAGCGAGGTATTCCTGATTGAACACCACCGTCGGGAGCTCTCGCTGTGCAGCGTCGATTTCATCCTGTGCGATATATGGGTTCACGCTGGTAGGCATGCGGAAGCTGGCATAGGTTTCATCCAGCCGTGCACGTTCATACATAGCGTGGAAGTCGTTGCGCCCCTTGGGTGTCGAGAAGAAATACCCGTCGCCCTTGTAATCCGTTAACGTCGGACGGATCGCCTCGTTCCATGCGTCCATGAAGTTCCTGACCATCGCCACCTCATCGCAGACGACCCGTGCATACTTACGGCCCCGCACGCTGTCGAAGGCGTCTAATGACCAACAGTCGATGATACCACCCGTCTCGATAGTCAGCCGCTTCTCTTGTTCACTTACACCCGTGATGATAGGGTGCAGCGTTGTCTTGAGAGCCTTCCACACATCAGAGAGCATCTTATACGTCGGGGCGAAGTAAGCCGCTGGTTTGCCCATTATAGCCGATTCGATAAGCAGGGCTTCCGCCATCACAGTCTTGCCAAACCTACGACCACAGGCGACCGTGTTGAAACGCCTCCGGTTGCGGAAGATTAGTTTTTGGCCGTCGTGTAGCTGTGCGTCAATCGTAATCACAACGAAGCGTCCTTTGGCCCTATGGCGATGATTTCGGCATCCTCGATGTGCTTGGGTTCCTCATGTGTGGGGGCGAGCACTATCCTGATGTCTGTCTTGCCTGAAACCTCAGTCGCTGCCTTGTCAGTCTGTGCGAGGTGCTGCTTACCTAACCAAATCAGCATCGTGTTATCCCCAGACAGGGCTTTGTCGATCTGAGTTTGTGCCAGCTGGAACCTGACGTCATTGCGTTCGTTCTCGATCATGAGGGCATAGTCAGCCTTCAACTCACTTACAGGCACGTCACGGTTCAACAGAACTGAGCACCACCGTGACAGGGCAGTCCACCCCATCATGGCGCGTGCACGACGTTTTAGTTCGGCCTCTTGTGAAGGTGTTAGGTTCATTCAGCTATTAAGTTATGCTTAATAGTTGGCCACTTATCCACAACATCACAAGCCCCTCATAAGGCTGGCATAATTGATCTGCTGTATGTCAGTCACCACAGACCTAACGTCGCTGTACATCAGATATGCATCCTCGATGCTGGCGATCCCGTGCAAGACCGTAGCATGGTGCTTTTGGCTGTGCTTGGCAATCGACGTCAGCGTCCAGCCGTAGTGCTTGCTTAGGATATACCACGTGATAGAACGCGCCCTGACTACATCAGCACGTCGTGTGGGACTGTAGGCATCCTCGAGTGTGACGCCGCACAGTGTGCATACGTCGGATAGAATCAACTCGTATAACATAAAACCCCCTAATTCTTTTTGACGAACTCGATGGCATCGTCGACAGATCTGACGATCCCATAGGGTACGCCATAACGCAGGCAGCAGTCCGAGAACCTGTTTTGCGTTTCCGACACCCTACCTTTGGCTGCCTTAACCTCTAACATCCATGCGCGGCCGTCACGATATACAGCCAAGTCGGCATGGCCTGATGTGGCGTTGATGTTGACCACACGGTATGAGGACAGCCGTGTGCCGTGTTCCAGCTGTTGAGTGCTGCTGTTGACACGCACCACCATATACCCGATAAGGCATAATTGGTCTGCTATTGCCTTCTGGATTACCCGTTCGGGTATAATCCCAGATGCTTTCTTGGCAGCCTTGGCACGCTTGGCAGCCTTGAGTTCATCCAGCAGCCTGTGCTCGCTCGCATCCCAGTCCAGATCGTCTATTTCCCTCATTGCATCCCTTGGTTGTTGTAACAGTGCCATAGTCCGTCGGTACCTTCGAACCATGTGTAGACGTCGACGTTGTGCTCATACATCAAGGACAGCATGGTCTTGCCTGCCTTGACTCTCTGGCGTTCGACCACAGCCGACTCCAGCACCTCATGGCTCGGGATAAGTCTGGCCTCGGTAGCGTTGAACTGGGAAAGGTCGGGGCCATCATCGGGTAGAACGCCATCCCAAGCATCGCCTGGTGGCTGTTTATACCGCTTGAAATACTCCCAATCAGCAGATAGCACGTCGTGTAAATACGTACCTCGGGTTGCCTCAACAACGGCATCTATGTTTTCAGGTTGCAAGGTGCCCCCTGACGTAGCAACCGATGCCAAATCGTCGCAACCGTAACGGTACCATTGACTTACGAAGAAATCCAGCATCCTCTCGGTTGCTAGGTTGCAGGGTGAAACTATAGTTTTCACTCTATACTTTTCATTTATTTCTCCTTCTACTTCTAATATATTCTTACAACCTAGCAACCTAGAGAAGTATATATATATAAATAAAGGGGTTAGGTCGGTTGCCACCTGTTCGTCCGAACTGACAACCTTCTGGCAATCCGGCAACCGAGGGGTGGCAACTGGACTCAGAAGCCCCATCTCTACCAATTCGTCACGTGTGAACAGCATTAAAACTCCCCTTCCTCATCTACGTTGAATGGCGAATGTGCTGATGACTTCGTGCCTATAATCACGTTGTAGCCCCTTCGCGTGCCCGTGGTGGTCTTTTTAGCTATTCGGGGTATGTTGGCCTTGGCTAATGCCCTTCCAAGCCCGTAGATGAACTTATCATTGATTTGCAGGGAGATCTTCTCTTCGTCGTAGACGCGGTTCGCCAGTTGAGATGCAACCTCGGATGTGGTCAGGAACGGCACGTGAGCCCCCGAGCCCTCCGGCTTGTGGGTTATGTACTTGGACACTAAGTCGTCGTATTGCGTCAAAACTTCAAAGTGCTTATTCCAGTCGTTGATCTTGCTGATCTCACGATCATCAAACCAGTAACGTTTCCCCTCACGGTAGTATGCAACAGCCTGCGACCACAGACCGTCGATGTCAAACTGGCGGATTGAGGTGATGTCGATGTTGCCCCCTACCGGTATAACAGGGAACCGGCGCGATCCGGTCTCGTCGTTCAGGAACGTTCGCCTATTGACAGATCCTGCAAAGGAGCATCTTCTGGCGTACGTCGTCTCATACTTATCGTAAGGAGACCTGAGTCTCATGGTGTCGGACGTGATGATGGCCTTAATAGATTCGTGCTGTTTTTTGGTCATCGATTCCAGTTCGTCATCTACGACCATGAAAGACCTGGCAATTATCAGTTTGACGTCCTTGTCATCCGAGATGCTGCCCTCATGGTAATAGTCTTGGCGAAGCTCAACAGGGCATAGGTGACGTAGGTAGGTCGTCTTGCCTATCCCCTGCCCGCCCTGCAGAATTAGCATGATGTGGTTCGGTTTGTGGTCGAGAGCACCGGCCACGGCCCCTATGAGCCACTTCTCGATGATCATCTCGAATATGGCATGCTGTACTTCGGCTGAGTTGTGCTTACCATCGTCGATATCGGCATCGTGTGGCAGTAACTGCACATAATCACGGATGAAATTGCGATCGCCTGCTTTCCACTCGTCCAAACCTTCGAAATAAGATTTGATAGGGTCGTGCTTAGGTACGAAGTCACTATCGAGCACTTCGTTCATGCGCTCTTTGGTGATCTTGATTCCAATCTTCCGCATCTTACGAAGCTGACTGTGCACCCAATAGTCCGTCAGGGCTTCAAATTTGACATCGTTGTCGCCTCTGAGCTCGATTTTGCCAGTGATCACGTTCTTGCGGAACTCGTAACCACTGGATAGGTACGATTCAACCTTGTCGAGGATCTCGGTAGGGTCTTTGGTCTCAAGTTTGATAATGTCCTTGGGAACCTCGTAACCATGTAGCTTGGCGTAATAGTACAACGTGGCAGTGGTTACTCTTGTGAGCTTATTCTTGAGAACATCGGCATACGTCAGACCTCCAGACATAGGTGACCACTCCTCGAGGAGCTGTGCGGCCATCTTATCGTCACCCAAGGCGTGTGCGACTGCTGCCACTACTTTCTTCCACTGGATGTGATCCTGCTGCTTAGGTATGACACGTAGCATTGCTCTAATCTGGTCAACGTTCGGCTTAGTACCACCGAAGGCGTTAAAAGCAATCTCCAGATCACGTGCTTCCTCATGGCCGTCTGTCATGTCAGCGATCTGATCCATGGTAAGGATGTTACCCCAGACGTGGATCTGTGCGTTCTTAGCACCAAACCAGATGCGTACTGCATCCCGTGCGTTGGTGTCGCCTCCAAAGCGTTCAGCCAGGGCGGTAGTAATGGCCTTGTAGTCTTTGGCGTTGCGTATGGGCTCCTCGGTTATGAACATAACCCGATAACGTGGGTTCTCTGCCGTGTGCGAGGCTGTCGTGTACGCGAACGAAGCGTACTTGCGGAAATAGGGGTCTGCCTCGATGTCGTCGAAGCTGTGTTTGCCATTGTCGACGTCGACACCCACGATCTGTGCAGACTTGAAAGCATCGCCGTTACGCTTGGCAAACCCTGTCTTCTGATCGACGTGAAGGTCAGCACAGCAGATAGGCCAGCCGTGACCTACGAGGTGGTTGATTATGTCATCGCTGACCATCTCAACAGGTGATAGCTGAGCGCTCAGAGCTACCCAGTCCTGACGTGTTGCGGCCTTATTGACAACGGTTTTGTTTATCGATAAACGAATCACTTGCACGTGGTTGTTCTCCGTGTTAAATAAATTTGAAGGCGTTTTTTGCCTTAATTGATGCTAGCACAGCATCGTGATACTCGCCATTTATTGCAAATTCACCACCAAATGAATTAGGCGAATCTTCGATATAGAACCTACCCTCATATTGTGGGTAATCATGATAATTTGAAAGAGCATGCCAATATGATTGAGTTGAATTTCTCAAATTGTCATGGCTTCTTTGAAAATATATTGCCTCATATGGTTTGGCTTGAGGACTTCCAACAAGTAATAAACATGGTTTTCCTGTAGTTAATACTAGGTATTCAACCTTTGTTAATTCGATACCGTCTAATTGTACTGGTTTAATTTCCGCCCACATGTTGACTTCACGCAAATAAAAGTCAGGTAAATATGACATATCAGGTGTAAAGTCATACCTTTCCATTTCATACTCATATGTAATCCCAATTGCGTCAAAATAAACAGCCCATCTCGCCTCTAATCTTGAACGAAACGTTATGCCGTTGTATCTGGTTGGTTTAGCGTAAATCAAGTTGTTCTCCGTGTGTAGATGTTAAAGAATTATGAAAGCTAAAAACTTGATAGCCACGTAAGCTATCCCCAGTGCTACGGCACCGATGCCAGCCACTGCAGCCACGAAGGCCAGCGTTGTAGTGTATACGACAGCCTGACGTGCCCAGGGCGGCAGAGGCGATGGACGTGAGATGATTAGTTCACGTTCAGCATCGAGGGCTTTGCGGAAGTCGTCGCGGTTCATGGCATCACCTCGTTATAAATGTCTGCAATGCGTTGGGCGGCGTCGGCGTGGGTTAATTCCAAATGCAGATAACCCATAACACCATCAATCGTACTGTCTATTACATGCCAGCAATTATTGGGGTCATACCACTCCACCGTCCACCGTTTTGGTTTGACATACATATCTGGTTTCGGAATCGGCATCCATGGTTCGCCTGCTTCGATCTTATACCATTGCAGTAGATTAATGTGGCCCCATCGACAACATATAACATTGCCACTTACTGTTTCTTGTTTTATAGGCAGTCTATCTGTTATCCACTCACTCATGGCTCACTCCGTGTTGTTGGCATAAAATAGAAACACCCATCGTCGTATGTGAACGGTGGGGTGGTGATTATGACCCGAGGGTCGAAGTCTGTTTTGCCGTCGTCTTTGGCTCTGACCATGCTGTCGTAAACAACCCAGCGGGCGCACTTGTCTTTCTGTGCACATGGGCCGCCTATGCAGACGGCGATGTCGAGGGGGAGGTTCATGGTAATGTTTAGTAGTTAAAAAAATAAGGGCCGGCCTTCCACAACCGGCCCTCGTTCCAAACTCCACCACAGGCGTTGCTGTGTTGGCATTTACTACCGACACGCAGGGGCATACCCTGCTTATTGGTTAGTAAAAAGATTTCTCTACTGGTCGTCCGTATACGTTAACATATGCGAACTGATCGACTACCGGTCTGTACCTGTTCAGCACGGAGTCAATCATCGGGCGTACTTTGCCTATGGTCTTGCTGATATGGATTTCGAGTGCTTGCCTCTTGGCATGCTCGGTTTCGGCGTACTCAGCACGTTTCTTGTCAAGGTATTTCTTGATGATCGTGATTTGTCGCTGATCGTAGTTTGGATCCTTCGCTGGCACTACGGCCCCGTTGGAATCTATGAAGGCAGCCAGTTCTTCCTGCAGCTTGTTGAATGCACTTACGAAGGCGATAAAGTTACCACAGGCAACGGTGCGGGTACATCTTACGTTGTTGCGTATTACCTGTATTCTTAACTGGATGCAGTTACCTTCCTTGCGTGCTGCTATGTTCTGTACAATAGGAATGTAGGCAAGCATTTTCGGGTCGCTATGCTCACAGAGTTGTTTCCAGACGTCAGAAAGGGAGCGTTGCATCGTCGTCTCCTAGGGATGGTGGTAACGTTTCGTTGACGGCAACAACACGATCATTGCGTTGTAGCTTCGGGCTCAACTTAGCTTGGAACTCAGATAGTAGGAACTCCATCTGCTTTGTGTCGTCCCATATCTCTTGACCGCGTACCTTGACTTTTTCCAAATCTGGTAAAATGATCTTCCCATCGACGGGGTTGATGGAACTACAGTAGAGGCGCTCAATTTTCTTGCCACGCTGTGAGACAGTGCAGCCGGTGATGACTCTGCTGGCGTCGTCCTTTGGTGAGAAGCTGTAAGGCTTGACTGTTGTGTCCAACGTTGCATCCCACTCGGGATTGCAGAGCGCCTGTATGAGTGTTTTGCCATAGTTAGAACTGTACTTGAGTGTGAGAACGTAGGTATAAGGCGCATCGACGAAGGTGATCCGCCACTGCTTACCGAAGTCGGTATCGGCAACCTCGATGGCCCGCACGAGACCTGTGAACTCATCGTGCACTAATTCGTGCACAGTGTTCCCGTCCTTGGTCACACGAGATACTGACTCGGGTGTGGCCTCACGAAGGCGAATGCGGCACTTGCCATCGCTGAGGGTGAAGTAAGTGGCATTTGTTGCCACGGATGATGATTGAAAACCCATGGTAGGTGATCCTGAAAAGGTAAAAAAAGGGGGTTAAGATGGACGGTTTGACTCGTGATAGTCCATCAGTATTTGACGAGCTTGATCTAGATTATACTTTTTAGGCAGTATCCCCAGTGCGTACATTTTGGGCCTGCCAGTTGATGTTTTTGCGCTGTAATCTATTACGCGTAACTGATTTTGCCGTTTATGAAATGTTATGTAGTGACGGCCTTCTGCTGCATTCTTAGCATGTTCAAAAAATGAATATCCTCCCGAAATTTGATATATATCTGCAATTCTTGCCTGCAATTTATTTGAATCATTAGGCAGTTGCGTTGTCGGCTGGTACTTACGACGTACCTCTATAACCTCACGTTTTGGCTTGGCATCTGGCATCAGAGGCAACACGTCTATGTTAATCTGTGCCATAGAGTTCTCAAGCAGCTCGATTGCTTCGAGCTGTTTATGTAGCTGGCATTTAAGTTGTACCAGCGCTGTTAAAATGTGGTTGGCCATAAGGCTCTCCGGTGTTAGTGTGGCTGAAAAAAAAATACGCACCGGTGCCTGTCAACCACAACAGACACCGGCACGGTTTACGAGTGGCCCACGGAGAGAAGCCAGTCGTCGTCGGTCAGTGTTTCGTCGTTGTTTGCCAGCCGTTCGTAGGCAGCCCTTGCGATGTCTTCAGGGCGCACGATCTCGATTGTAGCTTGTCCAGGCAAGGTTCCCGTGTAAATTTTCTTTTCACGTGGTGTGCGGAGGGTGCCGTTCATCGATTTAAACAGCACACAGCGAGCAGCTATTTCGTTCAGGCTCACCTCTCCAGTCTGACGTTTCCAATGCCATGTTGGCTCTGTTCGCCAGTCCTTCGGCAGCCAGTTGTATATCTCAGTCACGACAGGCCACCCGTGCGCTTCGGCATGTTCGTTCCATGCGAGGCGGTACATCTCCAGTTGCACGGCATAGTCATCGTATACAGACGATCCGCTCTTGAAATCAACGATAGCAACCTTGCCATTATTGAGCTTGCATACAAGATCGCACGTTCCTGCAAACTCGTGCCGGTCGCTGTATAGTAACATCTCAACAGCGTAGACTTCTGCCACATCCTGACGATAGAAGGCGTCGAATGACATGAGGGCCTTACTGTGGAACTCAGACAATGCTGCCATTTCGATTGTCTGCCCTGCCATGTACCGTTCTAACAAGATGTGCATCTGTGTACCACGTTCAGCGGCCTCATCACGCAGTTGGTTGGCACCTTCCATGCCATGCTTGGCATACCATGCCATCAGGCCTTGTGGCGTTGGCGACGTAGCCTTGATTATCCGTGTTACGGATGGATACCATTTGACGTCGACGTCGTTAACCCGTGCATAGAACCGGTCGCCTCCGTCGTCGTAACGGAATAGAGGTGCTGGCTTGGGCTTATCTAGGTTCCAGATCATGTTCAGTTCTCCGTGTAGAAATTTATGTAATCGATCACCAGTCTTCTCAGCAGTTCCGACTTTGTAATGCCTTCTGACTGGGCGATGTCTTTTAGGTGGTTGTTGTGTTCGTCAGGGATGCGGAATATAACGTTTGGGTTATAGCTAGGCTTGCGGCCGCGTGGCCTCCCTCGCTTACTTTGTGACACGGTACCCCTCGATATACTCATCGTCTATTTCCATCGCCACCTCCCAGATGTCGTTGATGTTGTAGCGGCACTCTTGGAGTGTTGTGGCCTTCTCTACGCGGTCGATGATGACTCCGAGGTCGTCTACCCACTTGCGGAGAACAGAGATAGGGATCTCACGAGTTAGAGGCTTGTCAGTCATTGAAAGCCTCGTTCAGTTCTTTGCAGGCACGTTCAGCATTATCCTTATGGACAAAAAATTGTGTTGTTTTTAACACATCGCCATTACCATAGACTCTGTGCAGAGTCCACTGCGGCCGAGGTGGACAGTATGCATCAGGATCTGTAAACTCAACGACTTGGTATTCAAACTGCGATGCCTTGATGCTATTGACTAAATGTAGGCAGTTCTCAAGCTCACAATGCAGCTTATACGTAACGTTCTCATCAGGGCCGTGGTTGACGTAATAGTCTTCCCAGTATGCCTGTGCTGCTATTGCCAGCAGTTTATAGGCATTCATAAGTTCAGCTTGCTTATTCATCGGTTCCCCCACAAGGTTACTGTCTGATCTGGTTTGATCATCGGATCTGGTGATATTGTACCAGCCAGGGCGAACATGCCGATTGTTAGAACTGTCAGGAACACGCCAACAGTCAGCAGGCGTTGACGATGTGATCCCTCGATGCGAGGTGTGACGCGGAACCATAGGTTCCCATCGTAGCGTCCGGTCTTGAACTCAATGCTGAGTCGCATAAAAACTCCGTGTAATTTGTGTGTTGGTAGGTTATCTACCGTGGTTGATTTATTGCATTGCAATACTAACGAAATCCCGTCTATTTTCCAAAAGCCACTCCCTAGAATTTTTTGCATCCTCCTCGTAGTTAGCCACTCCGAGCGTCTGCGAACCGACGTGGTGCACGTATGATCGTGACACGAACACCTCATACCCACGCTGGCGGATGTCGAAGCACTGCACGTCGTCGCTGTAAAAGTTAATCGGTGGGAAGTCCACCCATGTCTCCCGTGTGTAGACAGCCAGCAGGGGCGCAACGCTAGGCACTGCGATGATCTGCAGTTCCTGCGGGTTCTGGATTGTACGTTGCTGTTCCATGCCATAGGTAAAACGTATGTTCTGCGGGCCCATCCTCACGTAGTCAGCACGTGCTGCTATAACTCCCCAGTGCCGTTGTTCTCCCTGGCATATCTCTATGTCTTCGTTCAGCAGCTGGAAGCTATCAGGGCGCAGCACGATGTCGTCGTTGGCGATGGCGAATGTTCGATGCCCTCCACGGATCATCGTATCTACCAGGGCATTGTAGCTTGTCCCGAAGTTACCGAGCGAGTGCTGGCGGAATACCTCCACATCGCGTGGTTTGTACTCACGAATCGAGGCCAGAAAAACCCGTTCGTGAGGCGTGTAATGAGCGCGGCTCTTGTGGCAGTAGCCAAGGGCGGTGATCATGGCGTTTTAGTCTCGTCTAATGAATTAGCTGCAGCCACCGAGATCTCATCGATGATTTCCCATAGCTCTACGCTATATCCAACACCCTCGCATTCAAGGGATTTGGCAAGGTCGCAGAGCCGGTTGCTGATCTTAAACAGCTCGATGTGCAGCGTTACGAAGCGTTCGATGGAGATGCTCATTTTGCACCTCCGGTCTTCGCCTTTGCTTGCGCCTCTGCTTTGGCCTTGGCATCTAGGCAGGCTGCCATCATTGTTTTCCCGTAGCCTTCGACTTTCTTACCTGATGACGTCAGGATGAAAGCCTTGTAGATAGGTGTCTTCATTGTGGTCTCCGTGTGGTTGGTGGTTGGTTGTGCAGTGTAGGATGCTGCGCCCCGTCATATTAAACCAGTCCGTACTTCTGTGCAAGAACACTAACAGCTACACGTTCTTTACCAGTTACATAATCAAGCAAATTCTCAGCTTCATCGTGTGTGATTTCATCAAATGCTTCTGCTTTTGTAATACCATAATGTGCAGCAATGTTCTCAAGTATAGCTTCAAATACACTGCTTTCTAAAGCCCACATAAAAATGCTGTTTTTAACACCTTGGCTTGTTTGGATTGTGTTCATCGTCGTCTCCGTGTATACTGTGGTTGTTTGTTGTGTGCAATCTACGGGGTATTTATTTGCAATGCAAACAAAAAATAAAAAACCCGAAAAAATTTTTTCGGGCTTTGTAATCGCTAACTCACAACAGACAAATCCGTCACCTTATTGTCTATCGTAAAGCCTTCAGCCGTTCCGTCCACACCTTGTGCATTTTGTGGAGTTCAGAACGGCGAACAGGCTCCATTTCTAATGTTAGCAGAATCTCAAGACTTCGCAAAAACAACACTACGTGTTCTCTCATAATGCCGTCAGTGCCTCCGTAAACAGGCGAAGCCTCGCTGCAGCATCAGCGGCAAAGGTTACGCTAGTCCCTGAGTTTGAGAGCACCACAGCGTAGAACGTCGAGCTTGTCGAGACCGTGCCTGTGCGAACGTACTTGTCTGGTTTAATGCTAGCAATCCAAACGGTGTCCGATACGCGCTTATAATCTGTATCAGCAATAGTAAACGCCCCGAGTAGGTTCGTAGTCGATCCGTTGTAGACAGCACCGGATGTTGGCGTCGTCGGCGCTGTCGAGTTATACAGCAGCACAATCAGAGGGCATTTCTTGATGTTAGCAGAGCTTGATGCCGTCTCTTCAAACTCGATTTGACGGATGATGGCGTGCTGTTGTGTCGTCTGTGCAACTCCACTGAGCGTAACCACTGCAGCCGCCACTGGGTAGTATTGGCTCAATGCCGTCGTTATGACCGTGCCGACGCTTTGCCAGCCGTGATCTGTGGAGTTCGTAGCTGATAAGACATTGGCAGCTACTGGTGTATTGGGTAAGCAAGACATAATAATTCCTTGTGATTAGTTTCAGTTATTAAGGCTCGGCGCCCTTGTAAAAGACGTACCCGTTGCCGGCTGTGGCTGTGTTGCCCGTTGTGTTCAGTTCGCAGTTCTCACGATGGCCTGTAATGTAGGCATAGATGGACGACGGGAACAGAACACCTCCCTCTTCCGATGGCCCGCCTGTTCTTGCTATCATTTTAACTTCGAGCTTGTCACCAGCACGGAGTGGGATGTGTGCCCCGCCCATCAGCCTAGCGTCACGGATGTGTGGCCCGTCTCCCATGTTGTGATAGTCGACCATATCAATGATACGAAACATCACACCGTTTACGAAATACGCAAGACGTGCTTCGTCAATCTGTGACGTGTTCGAGTACCTGATCTGCACGTACGTATGCACCCACCAGACGCCTTTGTTCTGATCGGTTGGTCGGAATGACCAGGTGTCGTCATAGTCTAGTGATTCGTTTTGAATGCCCTGCGTCCGCAGGAACTCATTGTTAAACGGAACAGGTGTGTACACGTCCGTCATGAACGACCAGTTACCGTTTAGATCCCATTGGAAAGACTGCTTGTAATCACCCACCCAATGCTTTGACCTATGCTCGCTGTTGGCTATGGCCTTCATGTTGGCATCGGTCTGTGTTATCAGGTACTGTTTAGTGACGATGTTGTTAAACGTTACGTTGTAGTTATAGTCGATATAATACTGGTAATTGTAGACATCGCCATCAGTTTCTTCGCCTGCATAGTATGTGCCGAATGTCTGCCTACGACGTTCGAATGCCAGCGAAGCCGGTGCTATCTTGCGATTGTTAACTGGGTCGTTAATAGGCATTACGTTAGTTCCTGAGATGTTGTCGGTGCTAGCACGTAATAGTTGATTTTAGACGTTGAAGCAAACCAGTCAACGGATATGGACGTTGGCAGTGCATAATCCCAGTTAATCGAATCAAAAATATCGACGACCGAATCTGTCAATGTGTGCCTGCCACATAGTGCCGATGGCAGTAATGCCGTTGATTTGGTGTAGTTCCATTCGGTTTCACATGTGGCGTTGTCCTCATCCGCAAAGACGTGCAAGTGCAGCAAGCACAGCGCCGCCGGCATCGAGGTTTGAGCCTGCATAGCAGCCAGCTGGACACGGTATTTTTCTTGTGATTCGTCGTCTTGATATTCTGGTTTGTCCGATGCAGCACTCGAGATCTTCACCCATTGCGTCGACTTGGGGCCGTACCAGTATTTCGTGGTTTCGTGTACCTTGACTAGCGATCCGTTGTTGGCTTTGAACAGTATCTGGTTTGTCTGCTTATATACCTCGGTGCGTCCGTTCTCGTCGTCGTAATCTGTTAGATATACCGGCACGTTGTGGATTATAGGCTCGATGTTCATCGACCGAGAAGAGCGAGCCCCTTTCTTAAGTCGTACGATCTCGGTTGCATCCTCTTGATGGCTCGTCTCATATCGTGATTCGGCCTTGGCGATGTTATCCCCACGCTTAATGATTGTAGGTAATGCCAGCGACTGGTTTAGGGATAGCGTTGCGTCGGTCGTGTCTACGTTGTTGGCGTAGCCTAGTGACGATGCTATGCGCTTAACATACCAGTTAGCATCAATGTAGATATTGCCACTTTGGGTTTTAGCCTCGAAATTGTAGGAAGCCTTAACACCAAGTGTTTCGCAGAGATCACGAATGATGTCGTATACTGTAACATCACGGCGCCCCCAGGCGAAGTTATCCCCTAGGCTGTAAAGGCCACCGATTGTTGCTCCACCATAAGAGTCTTTGCTGATGTTTGTTGTAAGGTACGAGGTTTGGGAAGTTACGGCTGTCGATATTGTACGCGGTTCGTTGTCTAGTCCCATCGTGTACAGTTCGATTGCCGCCTCGATTAGTTTATCGAGCGTGTTAAAATCAAAGAGTGACCCCGAAGAGCCAAAGGTAGTACGCGCATAGTTTGTTTTTATGTGCGTGCCCATTGCCGTACGTATGTAGCCCATGATCGTTGCGAACGTATCAGCAAGCACACGCCCTGGGCTTAAATGCTTTTGATTCCTACCGACAAGGTTACGAAGCAGGAACTGGAACACCTCTGTTTCGGGTGGACGGTGTGCACCTATTTTGCCATTAAATACTTGGTTGCCAGTAAGTGTTTTCATGGCATGGAATACATAGTCGACAAGTTCGACGTTGTAGCCATAGGAGCCGTCATCAAGGGGCTCTAATTGCACCGCTTCAACGTTGTCTTCAACGCCTGCATATTCGACGGTGTAGGTCGCGCCTGAAGTGCCACGGTCGGAGTATAGAACCCACAGGTTGCACTTGTCCGGTGCGGCCGGATCGACCGATGCCTCGATGTAATCCTGCACGGCTGATGGCAGCATCGACCAGGCCAGTTTGAAGTTCAGCGTTTGGGGCTTTACAAGCCCGTAGGGCAGCGTTTCAAATTCGGCCGTCTGTGAGCCAAGTTCAAGCAAACAAACGTCACCAAGGGCCGTTACGGTGCCGTTTAGGTTCTCATCGTAGGGAACAAGATCCAGACGTATACGCCAGCCGTTCGGAAGCGTCCGTGATAGTCGGTAGATAGCCATTATATCAAACTCGATGCTTGGCGGAAACGATGCTTGAGAACTAACGTAAGGTTACGGTTCCCGAATTCCTTATTGAGCGATCCTTGCCAAGATTCCAGAACCACAGGGTATACGTGCCCCGATGTCGTCGGGCTTGTCCGTGATCCGGCCGTGAAACGAACCCACAGGTATTTCTTGCCGTTGATGCCATCAGATAAGGCGAAGTAATCATCGAGGTCGGTTTCGGTAGTCGACGCGTCAAACAGAAACGGCCAGCACTCGACAGTCCAGATCGTGCGCCTGTTCGCCGTGCCGATGGTGCCACCTCCGATGTCGACTAATGTAGACGTTTCGAATTCGGCATCTTCAGCCGGTGCCAAGATAGGGCACGAACCGCCAGGGAATCCTGACGTGATGTTTACGTAGCCTGTGCGAGCCGTCAGCGATGATGCAGCTACGGTATCGTATGCCGTCGTAGACGTGTCTTCGTTGGCCGCGTACAGCCACATCTGCCATGAACTATTCCCTGCCATATTAACCTCTCAAACCACGCACAGCGGCGCGGTATCTGTTACGTTCATACAAATATGTGTCCATGCCCACGTCCACGGCGACGGCCATCTGTCCCTGTATTCCGTTCGGCATCGAGTCCAGCCGCCTGCGTATGGCAGCAAGTTCTTGCCTCATACCCGACATTTCTCCCGTCACGTCGGTAGAAACTACCGGCGCCTGAAATGCCAGCGGGAACTTGCCGTCATTCATCTGTTCCAAGATGCCTCGATACTTGCGAGTGTTTTCTTTGTTGATGACAAATTCGCCCTTGTGGACAACCCCTGCAGGCGTATACTTACCACCGTCGCCAGTGTAACCACCTTCGGCGAAGCCTGCCACAGCAGATCGTGCGGCGGCGACAAGTCCCAGAAGCGTTGCAGTTGCAGCAGCTCCTACCACAGCACCAAGAACAGGATTTGTTGCCAGCGATTTACCGATGATTTCTGCCACAAGGATAGGTATCAGAGCGTTGAGAACGTCCAACGCCAGCAATAGGCTTGCCTTACCATAATCTTCCTGTTCAGTCAGGATCTGTGCGAATGCTGTGCCTGCTGTTGTAGCAAGTGCATTATAGAAATCTTCGGCTGTCTTAGCGCCTTTTTGAAACTGCGATGCTGTCTCAGCTAGGCTCTTGATATTGTTCTGTGTAGTTTCACGGAAGACAGCGTTGAGCTGTTGAGTTACCAGCTTGAACACGCTAGGTAGTGCTTTCAAATTCTTTGCTAGTTCATCTATGCCGTCCTGATAACTAGTCACGCCTTGCGTTATGTTAGCAACAATTTTATTTGTTGCCTCTTCTGATGCCTCTGTAGGCTTGGCAAATACCTTGTCCCAATCTATAGACGTCAGAGCCGATGCCGCAGTCTGTGCAGTCCCTGCCAGTACATCAGATAGGTCAAACTCTTTCTTGCTGATCTTTAGGAAATCAAACCCTAGTATGCTTGCTGCCTTGCGTAAAACAGTCGCTGTTTTATTGACGTCGATAGGAAGCGCCACAGCACGTGCTCTAAACAGCAGGTCAAGTGTTTTCTGTACTTCAGGGAACCAAAACTTGGGATCTCTGAGCTTGATGTCGACCTTTATCTTATCGACCAGTAGCTTGTTATAGTCGTTAAGTACCTGGTCGACCTGTTCCTTTTCAGGGTTTAGTCCGACCGTCGTAGATACTGCCTTGCCTTCCTTGTCTGTTGCGACCTTGAAAAGCTCTTTAGCTTTTGCCAGTACCGTGTCAACGTCTGCCTTTTCCAGTTCTGCAACACGGAGTTTGAGCGCATTACCAGTGAGGCCAGCCTGTTCAGCAAGTGCTAGTGTAGTTTCGCGTTCAGTCTTCAGCCTATCTTGTAACAGTTTGAGTGTTTCCTTGGCTTTCTCAAACTCTGATTTGGCTGCCTTTTCTTTGTCTTTCTTTTCCTTGTCTGATGTCGTAGGTGTAACCACAGGAACCGCACCAGCAGCTTTGCCAGCTTGTTCGGCGGTCTTGACAGCCTGTTCAACTACGACCTTTTGGTTTTTGCCTGTGGCTTCATTGAAACCTTTGTTATAGGCAGCACCCACACGGTCACCAAAGCCTGTAAAAGCCTTGAGTGCAGCCGCAACGTCTAGGCTTGCAAGTGCTGTGAAGAAATCACCTACCACCAGTTTGATTTCACGGAATGCCTCAGTAACACCTCCGATGGTGCCCTTGATATTCGTAAAAGCGTTTTTCAGAGTGTCGAGTAGTCCGGCGCCCTTCTCGGTTTCCTTGTTTGAGTCCTTGCTGACCCCTATCCATTCCTTGAACTTGGTGATAACGAACGCCACAGCGCTCGCTATTGACTGCAATGGCGTCAGCAGAAGCTCGATAATAAACCCACCAACCAAAGAAACAACTTCGCCGACCGACTTCAGCACATCGCCTATGGTGCCAAGTGCTGAAGTAAAAATCTTCATTACGTCGATGCCTTCACCGACCGCACCATCCATGCCGAACAAAGATTTGAAGGCGTTGAACAAAGGCTGTAATGCCTTGACTACGCCATCGAATAACTGGTTGATAATTCCGAAGGCTGTACCTATTACTGTGGCTGCATATTGTATGCTCACCACCAGACCGCCAATAATCAAACCACCGATTGCAGCAAGAATTGGCTCGATGACGGAATAGACACGCTGAAACACCCCGCCAATTTGTTCAATAGCAGGGCCGACCGTGCTCGATACAGCATTGGCGATTAAACTGAACACTTTGCCAAAGCCTTGGAAGACGTCGATGGCGAAGTTTGAAATGTTGGCTTGGAACCTCGACAGGAACTCCGAGAAGGTTGCCATGTTTATTTGGGCTTGTGTCGTAGCTTCAGCCGTTCCGGTCATCTTCTCCGTGAACGTCTGGATTGTGCCCACCTGATCCAGAAGGATGCCGGCTGCAGCAGCGTTTTCTGTACCAAACAAGGTCGCCTTGAAAGCGGCTTTCTCGGCATCCGTCCCGAGTTTGTTGATGCCGCCCTGTAGTTTTTCAAGTGCAGCAGCGAGGCCCTGTGTTGTGAGGGTTTCACCCAAGTCCTTGACAGATAAACCGACGCCACGAAGAGCCTCTTCGCCAGGGCCTGACTGCTTAATCAGCAAGCCCAGAACGTTACGAAGTCCGACGCCAGCCTCAGAACCTACCTTACCACCTACAGCAAGGGCCTGAATAGCCGCGTTGGTTTCTTCAAAAGATATATTCGCACCCTTGGCAGCGACACCAGCCTGCAGGATAGCCTCGGAGACCTGTGGGATTTCGGCCGCACCTTCCTTAGCAGAGGCAGCAAGCACGTTGATAAAACGCCCTGACTCCTCTGCCAGTTTTGCCGGATCGCTTGCGTCTACGCCAAACTGGAGAAGTGCGTTCGAGAGTGCATCGACGGCACCCTGTGCATCGAGGCCAGCGGCTTTAGACAGGATGTTGACATTCTCGGTTACAGCATTGAGTGCGTCGGGCGTGTCAGCCAAAGCAGGGCCGAACTTGGACAGGATAGTCTGAAACGATCCTATCTGTGTGCTGGCATCACCGCCGAATTTAGCGGCCAGTTCCTGTGCTTTGTCTCCAAACTTGTCGAGGTCATCACCTGAAACGCCAGTGATTGCCGATAAGTTAGCCAGCCCAGTTTGGAACTCGGAGCCCTTATCTATCACAAACTGAAACCCTTCTACGATCTTACCAGCTGCAGCCTGGACACCGGCAACGACACCACCGCCGATGATACCACCAGTGATCGATGACCCAAGTCCACCGATACCTTCCTTAAACTGCGAGCCTATGGAGGATGCGGCGCCCTTTGCCTTATCTGCTAACGACTTAAATTCCTGTTCGGCTGCTTTGGTGTCGATGTCAGGCGTTATCTTCAGCGCCTTGGTTATCTCATCTGCTGACGTCTTGGAATCACTAGCGGCTTTCTTCAGTGACGATGAAAAACCGCTAGTGTCCAGTTGAAGTTCATTCTTAAAAACTGCCATTATCGTTTCCCGATTCGGCGTTCGTGCCTGTTCTTAGCTATCTGTGAATCGGTCGGCTGATCCCATGAGTGAGCGCGCACAAGTGCGACCCTTCGCAGAAACTCCGACGCTGTGAGGGAAACTACCACTTCGTCGGGTGTCATTTTCCACAACTTGCCTATCTCGATGGCCATGAGAACGTCGTGCTCATGTGCAGGCACTACGTCGGTTCCTGTGATGCGCTTGGGGTAAGGCTTGCCCGTGTCGTCAACAGGCGTTTTCGTCAGCACGTCGTAGGCTTCGTATATCTCAGCGACGGCTGCGACCTCAGAGTTTAGCGACGCTTCGAAACCACTTTACAGATTCGACCACCTCCGTCAGGTCTTGGTCTTCCCAGAACTCGGAAACGGACATAAGGGTTTTCTGTTCTTCGGTCAGCTGGTTTGTGTCCATGATGACCTTGAGCACCTCAATGCAAGCGTTGATGGCATCGTCATTGTCCAGCGGGAACTCTGTAATCGGGTTGTTCAGGGCTTGCCAGATGTTCGGGAATGATTCAAGCAATTCGGATTGTATGCGCTGTGTCACCATCGACTGCAGATCGGAGTCTGTGATGTTTGGGATAGCCTCGCGAATTTGCTTGCCTATTTCGGCAGCGTGCACCGAGTTAGCACCACCAGACAAGGTAACGATCTTGGCAGCATTGGGCGATTCCTGCAGGGCCTTCTGGAAAGCAGCGTTCTGGCCTAAACTGCGGAGCGTTGCGATGGGATTCTCGACAGCCTTAATGATACGGCGCGAGATGATGTTCTTAAGCGGGATCTCTTTCTGTTCACCCACGAAATAGAGTTTAATTGACGGCATGACAAGTCCTCTTGTTACGGCATGAAAAACAAAATAGGCAGGGGCCGCCATGCCGCGAACGGCCCCCACCAGGTAACCTCGGAAGGTTACTTATAAACTACAGTTCCGTATGGAATTGTACCGAACAGCGTTACAGGTACAGCCGAAGTCATGAAGTCAGTGAAGTAGGTAGCAGCAAGCGTGATAGGGTTCTGCAGCTTGAAGCCTTCGAAAGACAACGTTACTCGGTTGTATGTTTCACCAGCCTGCGTCCATCCGCCAGATTCGTTGTTCAGGCGCTGTGGGAAAACGCCTACCTTACGAACGGCTGTGTTTTGCTGGTTACCACCACCAGCAAGACCGCCCTTGACTGCACAGATTAGCTTCTGGTTTTGAGCAGAGCCTGTTTCGTTTGTGCCGTTCTCGAGAAGCAAGTCCTCGATAGCGCCAGCGCCTGTGTTGGTTGCTGTCTCGATAAACGTCTGCAGCGCCTGCGTGTCTTCGACGTGCTCGATAGAAATCGAGTAAGCACCAGAAGCAGCGTCACGTGTTACATCTGTTGAGATGATGTTATCATTGAGTTTGTAGAGGTATGTCGAACCGACGCCAATCGTGCCGGTATCTTCGACAGTCCATGCGCCGAAGGTATTACCACCGGCGACGACCCGTGTTGCGAGTGCCATGTTATTTGTCCTTTGTTACATAATACATAAATGAACCCGAGTCGCGGTGTATCATCTGCGTCCAGTATACTAACTGGTCATCATCGGTACAGTCCGCAATCTCACGTGCGAGTCCTTTCACGTTACGCCTCACCTTGGCCATCATCGAGTCGGCGTCGACTTCATAGCCTACGTGATGCACTAACAGTGAACAGGTCTCAAGTGTTAGCCCCTGCTGTTCTATCGACCATGTGATCTGTTCGTGTGCAGCACCCTTGAAGGCGAATGCTTTGTTGTTGCGAAACACCCTTGTCTGTGGATGATGGTATCGCATAACGTTGCTGTTGCCTTCGTGCTTCGGTTGTACTCCAACACATCCGCACACAAGCCCGCCAACACCGGCGGGGTAAATCGTCAGGTCTTCAAACCAATTATGCTGGTGAGTTAGCAGACGGTCATCGGCGTCTATCCACATAACCCACCCGCGAGAACAGAGACCAATGCAAAGGTTGCGAAGATTCCCGAAGTGCAAATCTTGCCACTGCGTTTCGTAGTAACGAACAACGGTGCCGTTGTTAAGTGTTATCTTTTTACGTTCTACAACCTCTGAATTGTCGCCCTGTTCATTCCAAAGCACGACCACCTCGCATCCACTTGGTAGCGTTGCTATCATCTGCATCACGTGGTGTGCTTCGCTCTTGTGTGCTATGCAGGCGAAACTGACGTCGACGTGTTTAGGCTCTGAGCTTTGGTTCGTTGCCGACATATAATACTACTTTTGCCTGTGATGGTTCGTTTAAGAATTGACCGATGATGATTTCCTGCACATCGCGCACAAAGAACTCCTGCACGGTCGTACTGGTCACATCCCGTGGTCTGTGATCCGTGAACAGATCAGAGTCCACCCTGACGTCGATGTCTCCGTAGACGCTGTATATCTGGCGAAGATGTTGCATTAGTTCAGTGACAGTCATACGCGCTGCAGATAAGATATTGTTACTTCATACAACAGACCCACCTTGTCAGACTTGTCGTCGACGTAGCCTGTGACGTTGCCCGTTTCGATGCTGTGGAGTGTTACTGTATATCCTGCAGTAGTTACGTCTGTGTACGGCAGTGCAGCCTCTACAGCGTCCATTGCCTTGTCTATCTTCTCGCTGAGTTGGCCGTGCATGATGGCGGCCGTGCCTAGTTCCTGCGAGTCGAGTGAATTTTTCTGCACGGCGTAGATGCCGAGAAGGAGCCTTCGTAGCGATGTCCTAAAACCTGACTCTGTGTTCAGGGGTGTAAGCGTGTCGCTGATGACGTTAACGTAAACGTTGGCCTTGGTGTTGGACAGGGCCGTTTCTTTGGTAAATACGTTAATGACATTGAACGTATTGTCGTCGGATAGTTTGTCCTTGACAAGATCCAAAGCCATAGCGTACTTCGATGTGGTGCTCATGAGGCTGACTCCGCTAATTTACGAAGCATGATGTCGATGATACGGGGAAAGGTCGTAGACTGGAAAGATTCAAAAGCAGGCCGAATGTAGGGCCTAGCTGGTATTGTTATCGGGTGCGGTTTTGTTACTGGCAAATCGCCACCCTTGGCTTTTGATACGAACTTGGCCAGCCCATCATCACCTATAAAATATGGCGTACCACCTGGATGGTTTATAGTGCCACCGTATTCATGAATCCGAGCGTATGGTATGACGTTCAAGTCGATTTCAAGAATGAAGGTGTACGTGTTACCGCTTTCGACATACCGCGATTTGTTCCCCTTGGCCCTGTATACTGTAGCGGCCTTGAACAGGTTGCCACTTACCAGCTGTAGCGTGCTACCTTGTGGCTTGCGTGGGTACTTTGGGTTGCGGTTTGTTTCGCCGTAGTTCTTGGATATGTCTACAGCAAGAGCCGTCTGCATGCGCTGTGGATCTAGGGCATCCTTCGCCGCTGCAGGCAAGCCCATTAAAATAAGCCTCACGTATTCGTCAACACTAATCACAGCCAAGCCCTAACGATATACGGTGCCAGCCGTGCACGGAATCGGTTTGTCAGGTCACGATATACTGTTGTTACTGTCGTGCCGCCCTCTGACGAAGCCACCGACTGAAGCCCGATTCTGTTTTCACGACCTGAGTAATCAGTGTTTTTGAATAACTCCACGACCATTTCGGAGCAAACACTTTTAATATCAGCAGGTGTGTTGGCGTCTGTATAACCGACCGTAACATTCGCACGCCACAAAACGTAGTTAAGTCCTTCGGCATAGTACACCTGATAAACACCGTCAGCCTTGACAACAATAGCACCCGTGGCTGTTGTCCAGGTTGCATCGTCGACGTGTTCCTTATACTGCAGTGATGTCAAGGTAACAGGCACGGTGTAAGGTAGGATATAGGTCTGCATCCTGTTACCTACGAAGTCCAGCGCTACGGTCTCGGTTTCGATAGGTTGTTTGCAGATGC